GAATGTTCCCGCACGAGTTTTTATATCAAATATTATTAAACGGAGACTTAAAAGATAATTATCAAATAGATCCCAAAGATTCCTGGGTATTAGCTGCTGCTGAAAAAGATTTGCCTATTTATACCCCAGGTTGGGAGGACTCAACCCTTGGGAATGTTTTTGCTGCTTTATGTGTTAAAGGAGATTTTGAACCATACCTAATTAAGTCAGGTATCGAATACATGATGGACTTAGCTCTCTGGTACGATGAAACGAGTAAGCAGCATGACATGGGATTCTTTCAAATTGGCGGTGGTATTGCTGGCGATTTTTCTATTTGTGTGGTACCTCTACTTCAGCAAGATATGAAAAAGAAAGATACTAAACTCTGGAGTTACTTCTGTCAGATAAGTGATGCTGTTGAGTCATATGGTGGATATAGTGGAGCTTCTGCGCGGGAGAAGATTACTTGGGGTAAGTTGAGTGTTAATACTCCTTCTTTCATGATTCAATCAGATGCAAGTATAGTGGCTCCGTTGATATTTGATTCGGTGCTTGGTCTATGAAAGAGTATAATATAATAGATATCTATGTTACCTATCTATGCCATGTGTGGATAATTGGGATAAAGCCTATATCTGTTTTAGTTTATGAGATTAACTGATCTTAATGTTCGTTGGATTTATTGGTCAGATGGTACTGGACCTATAGCTATAGAATTTGATTGTCCTATTCATAAAGAAAAACATAAAATTAAAGTTGATTTCAAAAATCCTATGAACAATGCAAAAGCAGTAATAAGAAATAATTTATGGACTAGAGAAGGTGAAATATTTGATAATTTATCTTTTACTCCTTCTATAGATTATACTAAATATGATAATGGGGTGGTTAGAGATTCTTCTTGTTGGCATGGATTTATTACTAAGGGTGAAGTAATATAATGTATCCTCCAGCTCAACCTTTTAGACAACCTCAAGTACCTGATTTCTTTGAGCCTCCTCCAGAAGAACCAAAGAAACAGGAAGTTCCTGACTTCTTTGAGTCTAGTGCTCCAGAGAAGAAGGCAGAGGTTCCTAAGGCTATAGACTATGGTTATGGTCCAAGATGGGATGAGAAATCACAATCTTATTCTGGTAAACCTAAAGGATTAGGCCACTTAGGACCACTACTTAGATCAGATGGTAAAACAGTAGAAAGTGAATACTCTATTGATGGAGAAATAAACGGAAAACCTACTCAATATCCATCTATAGTTCCTACTCTTACTAAAGAAGAAGTTAATACTTTACTTAATGCTAAAGATAGTGATAAGTTGCCAGATAGTATTTATCAAAAAGCCGAAGCTTATGCTACTCAAAGAGTTAATGCTGGAAAAGATCCATTTGCTGGTCCGGGAGAGCAGCAAAATTTATATCCTGAAATACCAAGACAAAAGGTAACTCCTAATGGTACTAAATTTGAATTTCCTCAAGCTAAAGCAACAGGAGATAAATCCTTCTTAGACTCATTCTCAGAGGAAGCTAAAGGATTTCTTAGTAAACATCCTTTGATACAAAAGTTTTTCACTCCTACTACACAAGAAGAATATTATGGTAAGGATCAATCATTAATTGGGCCTAAAACTAGACAATCTTTAGATACTCCACTTTTACCAGAAATGACTAGTCAAGCTGCTGGAAGATTGACAAGAGGAGTATATAATAAAGCAGTTAGACCATTAAGTAGTCCAGCTAACCTTATATCTAATACTCTATTAGGTGCTGCTACTCCTAAAAGTATTCCTAATGTGGGAGAAGTAGAAAGTGAAATACCTAAGACTACCCCAGAAGTAGAAACTCCACCGCCCGCGGCTGAATCTACGGCTTCTCCGCAGCAACCAGAGAAACTCCATCCCGCCCTGGAAAATTTGATTAAGCAAGATGTAATGTCAAGGGATAGAGCTACCGAAATTCATAATGTGATGAAGGGTGGTAGTAAAGAGGGAGTTGATATACCTGAGATAGCTACTGATAATCCTGTTCCTGATTTCTTTATTAAAGCAGAGGAAGTAGAATCTCCTAAGCCCCCATCAGCTCCATTTGCCTCACGTTTAGCAGATTGGGTAAATGCTCGCTCTGCATCAGATGTAGCAGGATATAGAAATAAGCAACTATTCCAGCATCTCGACCGCGAAGGAATTAAAGGTATTCTAGACTATCAAGAGAATCCATCTGACCCACTATATAATCCACTTAAGGAGTACTTCTCAGGTAAGCGAGAGGAGTTACTTAAGTCTGGGTTAGAGATGGGAGATAAGGGAGATCATTATCTTCCTCAGTTATGGGATAATACACCTCAAGAAATCGAGGCGGCTACTGGTCAGAGGTTAGGACTTAAACCTTCCTTTTCCTTTGAGTCGGTAGTCAAAGACTACCATCAAGGTATCTCTATGGGTTTAGTCCCTAAGTTTGAGAAACTCTCAGATTTAGCTGGGTGGTATGAGAAAACAGCAGAGAAGAATCTAGTTGATAGAAATTTCTGGAACTCTATGAAAGAGAATGGGGAGATAAGTAGATTCCGTTCTACCCAAACTCCAGTAGCTCTAGATCCTAATACTACTCCTAACTTTGTATCTTCTAAGAATACTAGAGTATGGTATGCTTCTCCTAATGTAGCTCAGAAGATAAATAATGTATTAGGACAAGCAAGTGGGCCACTTCAGACTGCATCTAATATTACTGGAACTATGAAGAATATGATGATGAGTGTAGGTGTACCTGGGACTGGTATTAGTCCACATGGATTCTCTACATTAGCTAGGGGAGCTTTATTTGATCCATCTATGGTTCCTGATTTAGCTATGACTATGCTTAGCCCCCGCCGCGGATTAGCTACTATAGATGCCTCAGTCATGGATGGTAGACTAGAAAGATTTATGAAAGCTGGAATGACTTTCTCTAGTGAGGAACATTCCTTCTCTGCGCTAACTCGTCCTGAGGAAGTATCTCAGTCTAAGATTATAAATGCTCTAGAAGATGCTAAGAAAGTTAAAGATAATCTATTTGAGAAGCCTATCTTTGGGCGCCTTGTTCCTTCTGCTAAGATTAACCTGGCTACTAAACTAGAAGAAAGCATGATTAAGAAAGGAGTAGAGGAAGGACAGGCTACTAAGGAAGCTGCTCATGCAGTCAATAATATCTTTGGTGGTATTAATGTTAAGGAATTAGGTAGAGATCCTAACTTCCAAGCCTCTCTTAGAACTTTCTTCTTTGCTCCTGACTTTGCTGAGTCTAATATTAATATAAGTAAGGAAGTAGTTAAGTCTCTAATGAATCCTAATGATGCTGCTGGAGCACCTTATCGCAAGGCAGTAATGAATCTAGCTGCTCTCTATGTAGGAGGTAACTTACTTAATAAGAAGCTCTCTGGTCATTTTATGTTTGAGAATGATCCTACTCATACCTTCTCTATAGAAACAGGAGCGGTGGATTCGCAGGGTAAGAAGCAACATATTAATATATTAGGGTCCGCCGCGGCTGTTCCTCAGCTCTTATCAGAGGTAGCATCAGCAATAGCCCATAACCGAGCAGATATGATACCTAATATAGTTAGAGCTAGGCTATCACCTACTGCTAACTTAGCGGGAGATATAGTTACTAATAAGGACTTTGCTGGCAGGAATATACTAGGACCAAACAAGTTTGGGCAGCCACAAACTCCAGCAGCACAGTTAGGAAACTTAGGTAGAGTAATATCTGATAGAACACTTCCATCATCACCTACTGCTGCCTATGATTATGCAACAGGTAATATAAGTGGTCAACAGGCACTTCCTAGGGTATTGGGGTTACCTGAAACATATTCTAAAGATCCTGATGAACAACAGCCTACTGGATTTAGATTGCAGCAGAGTATGAGGCCATAATGTATATATTACTTCTATTAGCACAGATGATGACAATGGAAGATAAACTATCTTGGACTGTGCCTAACGTAACTGCTGCTCAGGCACAGATGATGATTTATAAGTATTATATAGGACCATCAACGGTAGGAGTAGAATTAACTGGAGTGATATGTAAGGAATCAGCTCCAGTTAATCCTGTCACAATATGCAGAGCAACTATGCCTAAGCTTATGTTAGGTGGGTATACTATATACATTACATCTACTGATCCTATTACTAAAGTAGAGAGTAATAAAGGTACTCCTTATACTTTTACCTTAGTAAATAAGCCTCCTACTCCTACTAATATAGGGAATACTCCCTAATCTGAGCATGTAGCAGATTCATAATCTATATGACATGGATGTCCAGGATGCTTAACTACGTAAAGTCCTAAAATTATCATCAATATTAGAATTATCTTTTCTGTTCTACTCATCTCTCTCACCCACTATAATCTCTCTCACTGTCTCAAGGTATACTATTTGATCTACTGCTTCGTTGATTGCTTCATCTAGAAGGTCAAGAGCAGACTTAGAGCTCAAATCGCCTCCATGCTCTCTCTGACCTTTTCTATACTTCAAATCTACTAGAGTATCAAAGTTCTCCTTTATACGCTTCAAATGTGCTTCCTGGTCTGGTGTCATGCTTTCGTTCTTAGCCATTATCTATTCCCTCCCCCAATCCTAAATCCCTCAGGATATCTCGCCTTTAGTTTTTGATTATTCTCTACTGCTATCTGCGCAAGTGTGTACCCAATAAGTCTAGCCCTTGCAGTAATGTAATAAAGTAAATCTCCTAATTCTTTAGCTTCTGTATCAGTATTATGTGGGATACCGTGAAATAATCTTTTCTTTTCTGCTTCTGCTAACTCTCCTGCTTCTCCTACAATACCTAATAGAGCATTCATCATTTGGTCACTTGCACTTACGGTAGAGTTCCAAGTCTTAGCTACTCCTGCCTCATATTGGTCAAAGGTCATTTCTTGCCTCTTAGTCTTATTTTGGTTTTACCTATTTTCTCACCTGTTACCTTTTGCTTGTTCTCTGTTACTATCTCCATAGGCTTTATCATAGGTAAGTTGACTTTGATCCAAAGGGCTACCACCTCCTGTCTGCATTCTAAGCATATCCTCTCTTTGCTTGGATTCTGCCGCTTGCACTTTTCGCATATCCTCATATATTCTAAGTTCGGTATCTATTTCTCTTAAATCCATTCCGGCGTCACATACAGCGTGCCAATCTCCACTATCTAGTTTCATTTTTAAGTAATCTATTAAGCACTTCTTCCTCAGGTTGAGTGCTTGTTCCTTGCTGATTGTCTGCATCATCTACTGCCATCCTTTCTAGTATACCGTAATAACGTAGAAGCAACAACTCCACCGCCGCGGCTAGTATTGCATTATCGGCCAATAAACTATTGGTAGTATTTAGGTGCCTCCCTTCTAGCTTTTGCTATTACAGCTCTCTTGCCTTGGTCTTTGATTCGTTTTACTTCTTGGAGGATAGAGTTTTCTGAGGTGCTCATACTATATCCTCCTCGAAGCCTGCTGCATTCCTATGGCCGCCACCACCCATACTAGAGGCTATGGCAGATACATCGAAGTCTCCAATAGAGCGCAAAGACCATAGTTTCTTACCTATTAGAAGGTTGTCACAATAAGCAGCAGAGAAAGCAGCCTTCGGAAATTGCTTACAGAGTAGATTACCTACTTCAGAAGCGAATACACCACCATAAGGTCTATTAACTACAGGTACTTCATATCCACTTATATTCTTTAAGACTGCGCCCTTACAAATTTCTTCTACCTTCTGATCCTGGAAGCGGAGGATAGCAGTTCCTTCCCTCACAGCATCAGGGATAGGAGTAAGTCTTAGTTTATTCCATACTTCTAAATCTCTAGGATAGGAAGCAAGCCAAGCAGAGAACTCTTTACTTCCTGAGAGTTCAAAGAGCCACAAGTCTCTATCTCTAATGTACTTAATAAAATCAGGTACATGAGCAGAGACAAAATGCTTCCAAGTTAGAGTAGCCCCTGATTCGTTCATATCAAAGACTATGTTTAATTTGGGGGCGGTGAGGTTTCGTAGATTTTCCTCTGCTGTCTTATGATGATCTAATACAGTTACTCCTGCTGAGCGGTTTGCTAACGCTAATAGAATATCCTTTGGATAGGAGAAATCTAAAATCCATACAGTTTGATCATCTGGAATCTCTGGTATTGGAGTACCATAAGAAACAGGATGAAGTGTACAACTAGGATTTACAAACCTTGCGATGAAAGCACAGGCAAATCCATCGTAGCACGAGTCGTGATACAGCACGTGAATCATAGTCAACTCTCCTTTACCTTTCCCTTAAGGAATATAGACTCATAAGCCTTCAATCCTACAGCATCCATGCTTAAATACAAATCATGCCCATTACGCTCTACTTGCATAAATCCCATCTCTACTAGAGTATTAGTGCAAGCATCTATCTCTACTGATAGAACTCCATCAGGGTATAACTTTTGTAGTATAATCCTCCTTGATAATCTATGTTCTGGGTTAGAATGTAATATCTCCATTATCTTCTTTAGAACTGGAGATAGTTGAGAGGTTCCTTTGCTATTATCAGTAGTTACTCTAGTTGCATTAGATGAGAAGTCAGAGCATACTTTAATAGAAGATTCTACATAGGCTTCCTTAAGTTCCATAGCTCCATCTGCTAATGCTATTAGCATAGCTACTTTTAATACATGATCTCCCAGTCTCATTATAGTTCCAGTATTATCATCTATTTCTAATTTATCTATTTCATGATACCATGCACGGTAGAGATTTTTACCGGGTGTACTCCAAGCTATAGGACCAGTAAGTTTACCTATCTCCCGCAGCTGAGTCTCATAGTAATCTAAGTTTAGAGTACGGTTAGGTTTGTCTACGAGTGAATTACTCCTATGCTTCTTAGTCTCAAGTATAATAAAAGTCCTACCTATGAAGCCACCTTCAATACTATTAGTCTGAATTGCTTCGCGGAAGTGAGGTGAGTTAATACCACCTATCATAGTTATATTTGGTCTCTTAAGGGACTCCCCTCCTGATTTAAGAGAGTTCTTCCACGGATTAGTCTCATAGTAGTGTCCATCATATAAATCTGTGAGGATTGTGAGAGCTTGTGGATCTTCTACTAGAGAGGAAGCAAACTCAGAAGCAGAAATAAAAGCAGTAGCTTCTACCAGGGGCGGCTGTCCTTCCCTACTATAAGCTTTGCCTAATTGTTCTACTAGGGACTGGATACTCATACGCCCTGATATGATACGTGTATTAGCTACTCTTGTTACTAACTCTTTAGCTTTGTTAATTGGAACGCCCTTACGTAATCCTGACTTACCGAAAAGGAACACATAGATGTTGGGATACAGGTGGCCTACATCGAACCTATCCAAATATACTCTATTACTTACTGTTGCCGCGATAGCTGTAAGGAAGCTCCAATACCAATAACTAGATGGTGATTCATATTCGTCAACATCGTTTAGCCACTCTTCGATTAAATTCACAGCTCAACTTCTTTACCTTCGTACCAATCATGTTCGTATAGGACAACTTCTACTGGGATGCTGAGTAAGCCACGGGAGAGTGAGCAAGAGGAAAAGTCAATCGGTTTTTCTAGTTCTGTTTTAAGTAATTTAGCTTGTTCTTCCCAAATAGACTTTGGAGATTGAAAACAAATTGAATCGTGCCACTCCAAACAGAACATTAAATCCTTATCTTTTTCTTGTGCTCTGAGACAGGCCAATCGGAGAGCGTCCGGGACAGTCCCTTGAGGTATTGTTGCGTATCCTTCTCTATACAAAGCTTCATCATCCCTGCCAAGGAATCTTCTTCTTCTTCCGAAAGGATTATAGAGTGTTCTTGATTCGTCGATATGCGCTCTAACTTCCTCATGGTATATTGCCCTTACATTAGGTGAGTATTGATGGAATTTATCTAGTATCTGCCCACACTTCCACTCCGATAATCTTAAATCAATTCCATTCTTCCTACTCTCAGTCATAGTGCTGACCATTAGAGTATGCTTACCTTCTCCATAGTTACCACCATGACCACCTTTCTTTCCTACATATCTCTCAAGTGAATCTACATCTTTCATGAGTACTAGAGGATCTTTCTTCTTTAGAAGTTCTACAGCTTCCTTAACTGTAGTCTTTCCTAGCTTCTTATCATAGAACCAACTCGCCCTAAGTCTGTGGGCATCACCCCCCAGAGTCATAAACTCTAAGAGATCCACATCTTTAGCAAGGTGAGCAGTTATCCATCCTTCTGCATTTTTATAATCAAGTTCAATGATGTAGCAACCCTTATGCGGTCGTATTGCTTTTCTGATATCCTTTCCCTGACCTCTCTTAGGAATCGTGTGAAAAGCAAGACCAGATAAGAATGGTCTGATTGGAGCATCAGGTTTACTGGTGGAAGAACGTCCAGTCTCAGTTCCGCAGCTATTATAACTTGTTCTAAGTTTTCCGTCAAAGTCAAGTTTAATATCAATGGAGGTTGATTTGGCTTTTTTGAGTCGGCGGACATCTAATAACCTCTCGCAGAAGCTACGTTGGTTCTCATTTTTAATAGTGTTAGCAAGTAAGCCATAGATAGTATCTTCATCTGTTCCTGTGCGACCAGGTATCTTTAATTCCTCATACATTACTTTAGCTACTTGCTGCCAACTTCCTGTATTGAATTGGTGTCCAGCTATTTTATATAAATCTTTCTCTGCTTCCTGAATTAGCATCTTATATTTAGGAGCTAGTACTTCATCTCTATAGGCTAAGTCAAAATCAAATCCTACCGCCTCGACTTCTTTGTAGAACTTATGGAGTCTTTGAGGAAGTAACTCGTAGAACTTCTTGAGGATGGGATCTTCTTCCAGCTCCTTCCACATTTCTTCAAATTCTTCAAATTCGGTGGAGGCGTCCTTAGCATTATAGAGCAGAACTTTCTTGATATCATCTTTTTTCGGATCAAAGTCTCTATAGTCATCCTTATAATAAGGTTCTCTTGTATAAACCGAGCAGAAGAAAGCTTGACCTTTACTTGGATATTCTGGCTCAATCGTAGAACCAAGTAAGTATAAGTCTTGGATTTTCCCTCTGATTCTGAAGCCAAGGTCATTGAGCTTTTCTTCGTCATACTTTAGGTTAAGTCCAATCTTTTCTAAGTCAGGATTGCCTAGAATTTCTTGGACTGCTCTCCAGATTAAGGTGAGGTCAGTATCAGTGATGTTGGAGAACTTGAAGTTTTTTAGGGTATTAACTAAAGGGATTGTAAAGCCTTCGCCGCGGTGGAATGAGAATCCTATCATAGATGGACAAGAACCACCTGCTATTGCTTCTATATCTATAGCACATCGTGGTTTTCCTCTACGTGCTTCAAAATAGGAAATTACTTGCTGAGCATTCTCAGCTATCTGTAAATTCCGGTGCGGCAGAGTTAAGTCTCTAGTTAGACTCTCCTCCAATGCCCTACCAACATCAAGCTTACATATGTGATAATAACTGTACTTAGCATGTACTTCGGTGTCAGAATCTCTGCTCCAAAGAAACGCAGCTGGATGAAAAGTAGAGACAACTTTAGGAAGTCCATTAATAGAAGGGAGGATACTACCTCTCCAGCGAGTAATTTTCTTAAGCCCGGTAACAGCATTTAATGCCCTTTCTCCTAATGCTAGGATACAGTTAGGACGTATAGTTCGTATTTCATCCCATAGTTCAGAGTGAAGTTTATTGAGGTCAAATCCAGACTGCTTAAAATTAGCCCAAGAGGAGTTAGGAAGTTGGTACTTACAGACATTAGTTGTATATATTTCATCTCTTGATATATCATTTGCATATAACCAATCATTTAGTATTTGACCTGCCGGACCTGTGAATGGCCTGCCTGATTCTACTTCTGAATAGGATGGAGCTTCTCCTATAGCCATTAGTTTGGCCGTAGAACTTCCATATCCTGGGACGTATGTAGACATTAGAGAAATGACTTTGTTGAATCTGTATAAGTGCCACAAATAAGACAATTACCATCTAGATGCCATGTACCACCTGTAGGATTACAATTTAAGCAGGACAGACACATAATATTAGCATCTGAAGGATAATCGCAAGATATACAAATTTTCTTATCTCTATCTAAAACTTGTCTAGTACATCCATGATTACAAATATCTACATCACCAAAAGGACTATTAGGAAAATATTCCCAACTCATATATTACCTTTCGTAGAACACTTTAAGACACATTAAACATTTGATTCTAACAATTTCTACTGGATATGGAAAATCAACATCCTCTGCCTCCCACTTATATTCGAGGCGGTGGAGTGTTAGTCTCCAGTGTAGGAAGGCATGGAATCGAGCTAGAAGTAATCTCATACTAAAAATCAAAAATGTACTTAATCCATCTTCTCTTACTACACCAACAACATTTCTGTTCTATATATAAATCTTCTTCTAGATTACAGAAGTAACTAACAGTATGTCTAGTTTCTTCCTTACCTGTAGGATGCCAATGATGAAATATATGTATTCTCATTAAACCTTAGTCTTTCCCCAATGCTCAGTCATAATTGATTTACCTTCGGTTTTAAGTCGTTTATGCAGTTCATTGAAAAATTCTCTAGTTTGAGCTTCTAATTCATCTGATCTTTTTACTTTATCGGTATAAATATGTGTATGAATACAAATAATTCCTCCAGCTACATGAAATTCCATATCTACTGCATTTCTAATCATACATCACCTAAAACGATAGGAGGCTGCTATAGGATAATACATTCCTTTAAGGAGTAGTTATCTATGAGCAGCCTCCCTTTCCTTTCTATCCCAAACAAGTTATATTGATAGTACTTTAAGACTTAACTTGCGGTCATCGCGGAGTGTTTTCCGATTAGGAGTAACACATGACCGGACTATCAATAAAGTTAGTCATAGAATAGAAAGAAACTTATTGCCTTGTTAAGCTATGTTGTTGCATTTCTTCCATTAGCTTTACGAACTCTGCTACATCTGGAGAAGTTTTAATCATCTCCAGCATTCTATGAGCATAGTCCGCAATCTTACCATTGTAGTCAAGGTTAGATTGGAGAGCTTGGATGAATGTAGGTGTTGATTGTTTATTTGAGGGAGCATTAGCATTAGCCATTCCTCTTATTCTTTCTAATCTCTCTAGCTCTGCTAATTGTGCTCTCTTTTGCTCTAGTTCATTCATAGACCATCCTCATCATCTTCATCTTCTGAATCATCAAGCAAATCTTCGTCTAAATCTTCGGAGATAGCATCTACAGTATCTTCATCTTCATCTTCAAATTCATCAGTGTCGTCTACAAGGTCGTCCTCAGGATCTTCCGTTTCATCATCAGTTAGGTAGATAAGGCTGCTCATAATTTACCTCCCTCTTAAGCTACTGGAGCAAACATATCCCAGTTATTACCCATCTTACCAGCAGGATTCTTCTTAGTCTTAATAATTCCTGGAGCATTGTGAGCTTTCACAGAGCGGCCTTTCATAAAGCCCAATTCCAATTCCAATCCAGACTCAGGAATCTTATCAGGAACACTTGCTCCTGCTGCTCTCCAGAGAGGAATAGCAAAACCAAATCCTTTTTCAGAGACATTGATAAACACTTTCTTGCCTACAAAACCTTTACTGGTTTCGTTATCCGCGGCGGTAATCTTACCAGTGTAGACATACAAATCAGCACCTTCAGAATCCTTCTTCTCCGTGAGGTCATCGAAAAAGATAGTATACCAACCTTCATCGAAAACATTAGTTGCTTGTTCTACATGTTCCTGAGTCAATTTAATTCGGGGCATTTTTTCTCCTACTTAATTTGGATACCTTGTGGTTTGGTTGTGGTTAGCTTGATGTTATGTTTGGTTAATTCATTTTGTACCTCCAAGAACAAGCGTTTATTCGTGAGCGGGATAGAAGTAGGCAGAGGAAGGGAAGTCTTGGCCATTTCATCTTCTGTGGATTGAGTTAGGACTATGTATTCCCTATCTCCGCCGGAGGATACTAGCTGTTGCAGTACCCATACTTCATCGAAGTAGTCTGGAATTATGGAGCTAAGTTTATTACCATAAGTTACTATAGGACGAGTCTTAGTAATAGTCATTGTTTTGCCTTGGCCTGTAGTAGAGAGACGTTCTACGGGATGGGCAGTAACTATTACATGAGCATCTTTCCGCTCTTGAAGCATCTTAAAGATTTCGAGGAACTTTGTCACAAGTGTAGTTTCTACTGAGTATTCATCGAAGGATGGAACATTAGTCTTAGCTAATATCTTTCCACCTGTCTCTTGAAGTGAATATAGAACTACTGATGTAGTGCAAGAGGTGATAGAATCGAGAACGACTGTAAGATAAGGACAATAGTTGACGAGGGAGTCTATCTTACTCTTGAACTTGTCTATATTGGAGAAGTTATAGGAGTCATATTCAATCGCGCGGTCAGGAAAGTCTTTCTTAATCGTAGACATCCTATTATCGAAATCAAAGACATACATAGGGTCAGGAAAGGAAGCATAGCCTCTTGTCTTGCCCATACCATTGACGGAGACTAACATGAGCTTGAGGTACTCGCCTAAGACATATGAGTTAGTATGTGGCATAAATTATTGGATCAAATAAACATTACCTTTATCATCTCTAGTTACCATAATAGTCATAGATTTATCTGGAAAGTTTCCTTTTTTAATAATAACATGACCAATACAATTTTCATAAGGTTTTAATAGTTCAATCAATCTTGATACCGTCATTTTATTTATCCTTCAAAAAATTGGCATCATTTTCCTTTTATCAATTCAGGTAGTTCTGATACTAAAGCTATTTCATTTATCCAATTAGTAGTCAATGCAAATTTATAATGTATTTGAAATCCTCCACTACATTCTTCAATTAGTATACCTACAATAGTTATACTTCTTGGTCTTGAATTACTATAGGTATCATAGTTTCCATTATAACAAGCAATATAATAATCTATATCATCCTTTAAGAATACAGCTTGACCAACTTTGAACTTTGGAGTTGAATTCATACTTTCTCCTACAGAAAGTGAATAGACACTATATCATCTAGAGAGTACTCAGTACCTTTGACGTAATCAGTGCTACGGTCCTCACCTAGAATATAGATATAGGAGCCAGAACCAGGTATGTTCCTATAGTCTATCTGCTCTACGAAAGTATAGATTATTTCAGTTCCATCTCGGAGAGTTACTTTAATTTTCATTTTAATCCCTAGTAAGATACTGCATCATAAACACATAAGCTAGTTGCTCATCTGTAAGTGATTTTAGAAAATCTACTATCCTTTCTTGCAGTTCTGGAGTAAAATCAGTCCCATATAAGGTTCCCATATCAGTAAGGTCATCTAACTTTGAAGTAACAAAAGATAATATCAAAGGACAATCATGTAATCTAGCATATTTTGTATCAGTCATTATTAAGTTCCTTTAATCTATCATAAATGAAAAACGTATCATTTCTATGTTTATAAGTATTCCACCTGAATCGAATGTTGTCGATTACGAGTAGAATTAAATCAACCACTTCCAAACCTCCTTTTGAACTTTTGCATTAATTCATCCACAGTAGGTTCCTTCTTAGGTTCCTCTGGAGTAAGTAACTTATCTAATAGCTCAGACTCCGCCGCGGGGATTGTCTCTTTCCTTATAGCTCTTACTTTAGGAGAGGTACTACTTGGCTTCAGTCTACAGTCACTACAGTGTGGACGCGTAGTTAGCTTTGATAGTGGCCCTAGTATGAAAGTTTTATGACAAATAAAGCATTCACATTCCCTTCCTTTAAGAGTCTCTGGTAAGACAAAGTGAGAGCAACCAGGCAATACGCATCTAAATATAATATAGTCCTTCTTCTTACCTAACTTAGTTTTCTCGTAGCGGTGGACGTGGTTTAGTGCGGCCATTTTAGTTTACCGATGTAGGATTTGTTCCTTCCATTTCAATCTTATTCTTTGCTACTCTATAGATTAAATTAGCTAATTCTAGTGCTGATGCAGTAGTAAATCCTAATACATGCTTTCCATCTTCAAAGGATATTACTATAGCATCATCTAATACACCTACTTTAATCAAACCAGGCTGCTCTGCCTGTTTTATTTCTGTCCTTAAAGGGGTTATAAGGTTCTCCAGTTCTATAATAGTTAAGGATAATTGCTTCTCGCATCTTCGGTGCCGTTTTGCAAGCTCGTAGGTATAAGCAATCAGTATTAAACTTATTGCAGCTAGAATAATCGGGAGTGTATATACCATCGGAATCATCCTTAAGCCAACGTAGAACGCGAGAAGTAATATCTGCTATAGTCTCATCTAATAGGAATTGGTCGTATGAGCGAATCCACCGCGAGAACTTATCCTGAGGTTTTAAGGACTTCTGTTTGCCTATATGATTAATCTTAATTCGGGTGCGGTTGAAGGCCCATGAGTAAAGCATAAACTGATAGGATAGTTCATCAGGCTCTCTGTTCCTACCGATAAATTTATGGTCTACCAAATCTAATTTACCATCCTCAGAGCGGACTTCTAAGTCTATTACTCCCTCTATGATAAGTGTAAGTCCTTTACGGGAGTCATATAAGGACTGAATTATATTGTTTAATCCATCTGTTCCATTTGTATAAGTAGACCGAAGTATCTCTATCTTCTTTTCTATCTCTGCATCTTCACTGTCGGATTGTACATAATAGTCCTTATCCTCAAATAACTTAATAGCGAAAGGTTCCTCAACCCGCACCGGGTTCCATCCATCATTTCTCCAGTACTCTACATTCTCTAAGCAGAGTAGGATTATCCTCTCACAATCTTCTACGGGTAGTTGTAGCCCAGAGGAATAAAATAAGCGTGTCTGTTCCTCTGCGGCATCTTTAGATTGGGAGTGAGTCATAGCTAACTTACGAGATGTATAATAGTACCTCATAAAGAGGTGGCCTAATTCTCCCTCTTGAAAATAAATTGGCTTATCCTCTTTTAAGGTTAAATGACGGTTATGTGCATAGTCCGCGCGACGAGCACAGGATAAGTTGCTTAAAAAAGTTGCAGAGAAAGAGAAGTTTTTCATCAGACTTCCTCAGTAAGCACAGTAACATAATTGGCCCGATATCCCCTATGCGGATCTTTAGATGGAGTAAAGGATACTTTCATACCCTTCTTAAGGTCTAGAAAGTTTAGGGTATCCTGTTTAAGGCTCGTCCAATGGCAGAAAAAGCGGATAAACTTCCTTTCCTCTGAAGTAATAAACATATATCCCTTTTCTAGATTTATTTGGGATATTTTACCTTGGATGGGAGTTTCTTCTAGAGTCATGTTAGTTTAGCTCCTTATGAATATAATCTTTTAGTAAATTCCTTAGTAATAGCTTCTTTAGCTTCATTAATCGAAATCTCTCCTATTGCAGGAGATATTTGTTTAGCCATTTCAATTATTTCTAAACATGTTGCCTCTACCTCCATTTCAAATCGTCGGCGGTAGAAGGTAGCACTTTCTACTATTTCATCTAATATATTTTTAGGATCCATCAGAGTTATTCTCCAAACAAACTAAATAGGATTATTATCAATAGAAAACTCAGCAACAAAAGAAGCAATCCTACTGATAATTCTATAAAATTCTTCATTCTCTCCTGCATTGATAAACTCTTTACGAAGTGAAGCATTTATAACTTTAGCTTCGTGGTAAGTAAGGACAACAGAGGGAATCTCTATATCTGATGGAGAAGAATTGCAGGTGATGAATTTCATTTGGTTTCTTCTTTTTTCTTTAGTTCTATAATCTCTTGATAAGCTGTAATACAATCATTACAAATAGCAACATCATCAGGATTTCCTTTAGTAATTAAATACTTAAATGTATTATATATTCTACCACAAAAAGAACATTTCCATAATCTCAATATAGTAGTTTCCGTAACATCATTTTTCTGTTCTTTGTCCATAACCTCACCTATAACTAATAACTACTCCACCGCGCGGCGGAGCCACCCTTACTTTTGAGTAGAAGTAGAAGTAATTAGTTCAATTAATATTACACATATTGCAGACTGCTTAGAGGCTATAGAGGCTATAGCTTCATATTCTAAACTATCCATACCAGCACGACTAAAATCATTAGACATTCGTTTAGCTTCCCTTCCCATTGATGTAAGTAATCCTATAAGTAATTCCTTATCCATTCTAGTAACTCCACTCGTTGCTTAGATAACTCCTCCCGCATTCCCGTAGGGTGCGGGTTAGGCTGCAAGTCTCCACTTCGGTTTACCCACTCTCACCAAAGCATCAGCTAAATCAGCTAATACCTCATTTTCTGCCATACTACCTTTAACTCCAGTAGTTCCTTCCTTTACCCAAAGTCTCTTTTTCTCTACCATTTCAGTAAGATAATCATCTATCGTAGCTATAGCTATGATATAATCAATAGCTATATGGTCCGCTGTAGCTCCTGGCCTAGAGAAACGTCTCTCTGCTTGTTCTTCATTTACACTATTCCATTGTCTCTCTACTTGAATAACATCAGAGCATACACCCTGTAGACCGTCTAATCCTTCCCCGCCGGCGAGTGTAGAAATTATGAATATTCTAGGTTCGGTAGGACTAGCAAATTCTTCTACTAGACGGTTCATATCTGTAGAGTCCGCGCCACCTTTTAGTCTTAAGCATTTGGGCATTCCGCCCGCGGTCAGATACTTATTTATCTCTGCCTCAATCAAATCGCCCACGTCTATATGATGATGATAGATAACTAATTTCCTATTAGTAGAGAGTAGAAATTCAGTAGCTTTGTCTACTACTGTTTCTATCTTAGATAGTCCAGTGATATGCCTAAGCTTAGTTAGCATCTCTAAGATGTTAGAATAATAACTTAAGTCTTTCTTCTTACCCGCCGCGGCCTTCATAAAGTCGTCTAATTCTTCTATTCCAGCATCATAAGCTTCTTGTAAATCTTTATCTTCTATATCACAATACTCAAAGTTACGCCGTTCAAGAGGTAAGTCTGGTAGAACTTCTTCCCTAGTATGATGGATGATAAAATGTTTGGTTAGCTCGCGGAACCTTTCAGGGTTCCTTAATCCTGTAGGCTTCTTAAAGCTTCCCCTATACTCAAAGTTACAATGCTGCTGAAAGAATTGTTCCTTAATAGGAAACATCGTAGGCTGGAGTATATTTAGAATCGGGAAATATTCTAGAGCATTATTCTTAAATGGAGTAGCAGATAGACCAAGTATGTGCTCAGACTTCTTACATACCTCTGATACTGCCTTATAGCGGTCAGAGGTTAGCTCTTTGATATGTTGCACTTCGTCTATGATGATAGTCTTAAAACCGAAGTCTCCGAGACGGTTAGAGCTAACTCTGTCATCTAAAACTTCTGCCCGAACATCTGATGGATTCTTATACTTCTTATTGAACTTCTTAACTAAATCAAAGGATATAATGTGGAACTTAATCCCAGGTATCGGGACTTGCTTTCCATTCAAGATTAGGAGCGGCGTCTGGCCTGTAATAGATAGAACTTGCTTAAGCCACTGGATTAGAAGCTTAGACTTGCATATGATTAAACAGGGAAACATCTCAGGATGGTTATAGAGAGTGAATAAGGAAGTAATAGTCTTTCCTAATCCACACTCATAAGTAAGTAGAACACGAGCATTAGCAGACTCGATTGTATTTATATCTCGGTCTTGGAAAGGGTATAGCTCTTTGCTACCGTCTAAGGCTACTTTCTTCCTCTCTGCCGTAGTAATGGAAGATACTATAGAGGAGTGACCGCAGCGGTAGGTAACTATAGTCATAGAACCGAGCGAAGTTAAACTAGCTTGCTCAGCGATTTTATTACAGTTTGCGCAGCGTAGGACTGTGATACTCATTTTGAATACTCGATATACTCTATAACTTTACAGTTATATTCCTTAGCTAGGTTAGTTACAATAGAGTTAAAATGATTAGCAAATTTTACTGCATATTTATCAGTAAACCATTCTTTATCTGATAAAATAATTAAGTGTGTAGGAATACAGATAGATGACCTATAACCTTCTTTGTAATGAAAGACTTTTCCATATAGTAGGGTTTTTCCGCATATATAATAATTATTATAATAACTATAATAATTATTATTATAATTATTATAATAATAATTATAATTATAATTATTATTATAATTATTATAATAATTATAATTATTATTATAATTATTATTATAATTATAATAATTATAATTATAAACTCCCTTTGAGTTATCTTCTAGTGGATTACCTTTAACTTCTTCTCCTTTAGGCCATAGAAAATCTATATTAGTAGATTTAAGATGTTTTTCTAAATCATTGAATGAATTATTAATATACCAATTACGGTAACCTACTAGAGCATTTTCTCTAGTTAAGTCTTGGATAGAGATGATTTTTTCTTTAGGTCCAAATTGACACATGTTAGTTACTCCACTAGAGTTAGTTACTCTCCCGCCCGTAGAACGGGCGAAGTAGTTTAATTATCCCTTAGACTCTCACTCACTTTAATAGACTCCGCACTAGCCTTACCTTCCTTCAAGTCCCAAAGTCCTTTAGCCTTAGCTCGGGATAGTCCGTTTTTCATTAGCTTAGCAATCCATTTTTCTTCTGCTGAGACTCTAGGATTAGCTACTTTACTTTCCTTAACCTCTGTCTGGAATCTACTTTCGTCGTCTCCAGGTTCTAGGAACTTCTTATTCCGTTTTTGACCTACTCTAGTAACTTCAGACTCACATATCCTGATGTATACTCCGAGTCTCTGATACAGGCCAATCTTAGCCTTCAATTGTTCATCGGTTAGGCTCTCTATAGAAGTAGCTATGTATCGCCTTAACTGTAGTTCATCGTCTATCTTAAACTCTGACTTATGCCCATCAGGTTCCGTAACAGTGAATACAGTAAGTCTCTCAGGATATCGGAGCGGCGAGAATAGATGGGATTCGCTCTCTTTAACTTCTGGAGAGACTTGTTCGCTATCTAGTGGAGTCTCTTTCTTGTTTAGAAGGTTAGAGAGTAAGTCACTTGAGGTATTGCCTTCAACCGCCTGTAGAACAGGCGAAGTAACTTCTACTGACTTACCTATTAGCTTATCTAAGAGTGATAGTTCTACTTTATTTTCTACTGGTTTAGATATTCGTTCATCTATAACCAGTGAGTCGGCCCGGGGCGGACGATTTGTGGTGTTTTGGGGTGTAAAAGGCTCTAAAACAGGGTCTACACTGTTAGTAGGTTGTTGGCCTATTGTTAGCTCATTGTTGGTAGGTTGTTGGTGTGTTTGTGTCCCCTGTAGGGGACGGTCCCCCTGTAAGTCCTTCACTCCTAACAAGTTAGCTAGTGTGCTGTCCATAAAGTCCTTAGGCCCTCTCCCCCTACACCCGAGATACTAGCACACTTACCTCCCCCTGTCAAGTGTCCTCAGGGGAGGACAGTGTGTAAATATGACACACCCTATAATCAGTGTGGTATATCTTTACCTATAATATATGTATATATAGAAGATATATATATAAGAGAAAAGAGGGGAGGGGATACCCCCCTACTCGGAACGCCGTAAGTCGTTGACCCGTCGGGGGTTAGGTCGTCTGCCCTAAACATTGTGCACCAACAATGCTCCAACAACGCTCCAACAATGAGCTAACAATGCACCAACAATGCACTTACAACGTAGACGGCGTGTAAAATCCGTGTAAACAAGATAAGTCTTAGATATCATTATCTATGACTTGTCTTCTGTTTCAATGAGGTAGATAGCTGTTTCATTCCAGAAAATCCTTATAAACTCTGGTAAGCTATCATCATGGTGCTCTATCTCGAATTGGTTTAATTTATTAATAAAATCTTCTAGAATTTCTGATAGCTTCATATTATCCCTCTGAATAAAGAAATAGCCCCTCTAATCACATATGGACTAGAGGGGCTATCAGTTGACTACTACGAAAGAATCATCTTAACCGCTTGCGCTGCCGTTTTCTTCAGAGATTTCATAATCTCCCGTGCGGCAATCTTGAGGGACTTCCTCTGTTCATCGTCGAAAGACTCGGGAATGAGACCGTAGAATGGGTCACTTGCTTGATCAGCGAACATCCGATTCGCTCCGATAGCCGCAGCCAAGGTGAGTCTCTTTTCATCTCCACCGAGAGAGTCTAGAACTTCCTTAAGACTCGGAACGTCGGCGGGAAGAAACACTCCAGTTTCCTCAACTGTCGTGCTACCGTCTGTATTCTTTGTCTCAGTCTTAGTCACCTTCTGAGACATAACTACTTCGCCTGCCTTATTCTTACGGACGTTACCCTTATCGTCCAAGGCAGGCTCCATGATAGGGATATTCCTGAGGCGAAACCCCTGATACTTAAACTCTCGGACGCCAAGACCCTTACCCTTACGCTTGCCGGTCAGTTCATACATTGCCATACTGTCACCTACTTGCTACGTTGGGTTAATTCCCAAGCGTTGATAGAGATTATACCATAGCTTAGCTCATTTGTCAAGTGTGGTAGAAAGTGGACGATTGGGGAAGTCCCGAGTTAATTTTACTCACTGACCATACCTCAATCGTCCCTTAGCCTTAACTCTTTATCCTACTCGGTCGTAAACTGTCTACTTTCGTAGACTCCTAAGTAGTTACTTAGGTAAGGACTAATCCTATAAGCTAACCCCTCTAAGTAGGCTCATACCTCACATATGAGCTAACTTAGAGCTATTAACTCTACAGGTTATCAAGTCCCTGCACAATCACAGTAAGACCGATAGCTGAGAGAAACAATACAGTTACGAAACCGATGATAGCAAACAAAGTAAACATACACTCTCCTTTAGTCAAAACTAGTCCTGGCGTACTCGAAAGTGAGCTAATCTTTTAGGTTAGGTTATAAACTTGTCTTTATGTTCAACTGATAATCTTGCCTATTACTAGGAACGAAGTTATCAGCGGCGCGGACTGAGTAGTTATAACCTAACCTATTAGTCTATAAAGCAGAGTCTATGCCAGAGCTAATCTATCAATTCATTAGGCAATCCGCCGCGCGGCTTAGTCATAATGTATTGATTCTATACCTTTCGCTATGTAAGATTAGATTAATTCCGCTAAGTTATTGATTCTAAACTACTTAAAGTGTAGTGATTACTTTCGCCTACCCTATACCCATACCTGCCAGGAAAGAGTCTCATGCCCATTGGAAGGAGGATAATAATCACCGACCTGGGAATTAAAGAATTCTAAACACCAAAATTTTATATAAAAAATAAAATTTAGTACTTTAATCTAAATCTAATTAAATCTCTCACAGCTAACCCATGTAGTGTAGCATCTCTTAAATTATCTCCTAATTTGCCTAATTCTGAATCGTCCCAATCAGGAATATTAAGATATTTCTTATATCTTCTAGTTATCCATTCTTTTATAAATTCTTTTCTTTGTCTAGGAGTCCAGAGAGGTCTTGCTCCTAAAGCAGAGTTACATTCATGACAGCAGCGGACTTCTATAAACGAATATCTAGAAGCTAATCCTAAATCTATTAAAGTTTGTCTTACAGATCGAGGAGGTATATGATCTATAGTATCTGCTAATAATCCACAATAGTGGCAGACATGCTCAGTTTTTCTTTCTTCTAAACTTCCATAAGTTCTACATGAGTCACCACAGAATTTCTGCCACGGACGAGTAGGTGTAAAGAGTTTACTACATACTAAGCAAGCAATGTCTGGGAGTTTCTTCTGAATCATTGGTTCCTTTCTAATCTTATATTTTATAAGGTAAGTCCAACCCGCGGCGCCTGGCGCGACTTGGCTCCGCGCATGACTTGCCCGACGACGCATTATAATGCATTTCTGAGCATTTTGCAAGCATTTTTCGCTGTCGTGCTCGCGGACGCGCGCGGTCGATTATGCGTTATCCTATAACTTATACGAGGCTAGTGCTAAATGTAGTAGCTCGACTGGAGTTAAATACCTTAGATAGTGTTAGTTACGAGAAGACTTGACAGGGTAGTTCGGGTCGTGCTAGGATGGAGAAGTCATCGCGGAGTGTCTTTCTTTATGGACAATAGTTAAAGTGTATTCTATTTAGGACATAAGTTATGGGATATATCAGTACAGAAGAAATGCAGGAACGGCTTGAGTTTACACGAGTAAATAATGAAGTAGCTGCCTCTCCTGTTATTTTCTCTCCTATGCACGATCATAGTGATAATAGGAGAACAGAAGATGAGCGAGTATTAATTGGTACCCTAGCAAGGTTAAGTGGAAGTCCTGCTGCTACTGCTAGAGAGTTAGGGCTGCCTCGGACTCAAGTTAATTCTTATAAAGATGGACATAGATGTACTGAATCTCAAGTAGATTCTGAATTTCTAGAAAAAATAAATAATAATGTAGCGAAGTTACGGGAGAGAATCGAAGGTAAGATTGAACTTGCCATTTCTCATATTACAGAAGATAAACTATGCAATGCAAAAGCAGTTGAGCTTGCTCAGATAGCTGCTTCTCTCTCTAAGACTACTCTGAATATTAAAGTAGAAGAAAAAGTTAATAATAATGTTCACTTCCACTTCTTCCGTCCGAGGTGCCGCGCGGAGGATGAATTTCAGGTTATAGATGTGAAGGAGTAGTTATGGATAATTTAGTTCCTTATGGAAGTGCTATTCAAATGAATACTTCTGGTAACTATCAGTGTTATCCCTATGTAGATCAAGTCCCAGATTATTATTGCTACTATCCTATTTATACAGAACCTAAAGTATGTTCTACTACTATTCATGTGTTTCCTTGCTCTCATTGTAAGAAGTGTCAGTGTGGTCTAGTTTCACTTCCTATTTCCAAGAAGTAAGCTATGGAACAGCCGCGGCGGAAGCGCCCATCTTATAAATTTAATGCCTCAGGTCTATACTATAAGTTACTCTCTATAGTAACAGAAGGGAGTGAAGATGCTCAAGGGAATAGAACCGGGAATGGAGAAGATAGCCTCCATGACGAGTCAGAAGTCAGGACTAGCAAAAGAGAAAGTAAAAGGACTAAAGAAACCAGGAAAAGGAATTTCGGGATTTCTCAAAAAGAAGCCTAAGCTAATTGGAAAGGGAATGTAGATGAAGTCACTTATTCAATATCCTTTAGAACAAAATCCAGTTCAAGCTCCCGCCCCGCAGATAGTTATTCCTTCTAATTTTGCCTCTGGTGCGCTTCCTATAGGACAGCCTACTATAGCCGTCGGTGGAGTTCATGGAGAGCAAATAGTTAATACTTTGCTCGGTCAGTACTATGCGCTTACTAGAGCAGGACTTGTCTGGAATTTCTCTACTGTCGTAGCAGGAGTAGCTATTCCTATTTCTTCTGGTACTGCTCCGCCTTTTGGAATCTGGAATCCTTCTGATTCTGGAAAGTTAGTAGTTCCTCTAATTTATACTAATGCTTATGTATCTGGTACAAACGTCCAGACTGGTATTGGTCTTGGTTGGTTAGCTGCTACCGGTTCTTCACTTGCTACTGCTGCTCCACTTTCTGCTCTTACTAAAGTAGCTCCTACAAATACTCTATTGGGGTTTGGTGGTTCTCCATCTGATGTAACTGGATTCTCTGCTTCTACTCTTACTACAGCAGGTAACTGGATGTTGTCTATTGGACAGAATACATTTACTGGTGCTGCTACAGTACCTACTTCTATTAATGGTCCTATGATGATGGACTTTATGGGAACTCTGCTTATTCCTCCAGGTAATATGGTTTATCCTATGGGAAATGCTGCGTCCGTAGGACTATATCAGCAATCTATTATTGCTGCAGTTCTTCCGTATCCTAACTAAGATACTGAAGGATTTTTCATTAAGCCATTTACTTATGGATGCTACACAGAGTAATAGAACTACTTTATTTGTATGGGCAGTTATTTTAATATCTGCTTTTACTGTAGCAGCTATTACTACTTTAGCTATACTTAAGCCTAATGATACATCTACTGGAACTATAATTCTAGGAATTACTATCCCATGTATAATGGGATTTCTCGCCGCGGCCGTGCAGCAGGTTCACTTAGCTGTTAATAGTAGACTTTCTGAGTTACTTAACTTAACTGCGGCTTCTTCTCTAGCACAAGGTAAACTCTCTGCTAGAGTGGGAGAGGATATAAGAGTAGATAAAGTGGCAGCAGATTTGAAGGAAGGGATAAAGTGATAGAATCTCTTATTCCCATTGTAGTAGTAATCTTAGTAGTGGCTCTACTTATTTGGGTAGTAGAAGCTACTATCGGTCCTATCCCGCCGCCGATTAAGATTGGGATTATAATTATCATTGCTCTCGTAGTCTTGATTTATGCTCTGAGGATTTTAGGTATCTCAGATAGTTTCTACCCAGCTAGGAGATAGTAAGTGAACATTGCAGATTACATCCAGTTCCTCCCACAAGTACAAGCAGCTTTTGCTACTCAAGGAATTACTATTAGTTTGGTTCAGATAGAAGGTATTGTAGCAGAGCTACTTCCTCTATTCTCTACTCCACCCGCTCCTGTAGTTCTACCCGTAAGTGGCACTCAAGGAATGCAAGACTCTCAATTAACTTCAGTAGGAATGCAGCTACTCGGTCGTCCACTCACTGTTAACATCTGGCAGAATGATCCAAATTATATGCAAGATATTGCTAACTCCCCAGAGGCCATAGCATTTGCTGCTAGGTCTAAAGGGGTAGTTCTTACAGGAAATTGGGGCGGTGTGGATGATCCTAGATTTCCTGGATTAAGGGCTGCTTTAGTTAGTGGATTAACTGGAGAAGCTGCTGTTAATGCAGCAGGTCTTGGTTATGCTTTTGAACCTGATAAGAATGTATATGCTGTCCCAGTTCCGCCCGGCGGCTATATATTAGTAAACGGACAAGGCGGATATGATTATGCTCCCGGGGGATAGTGGGACTTAAAAGTAAATTAGATAAGGAATTAATTAAGATTTCTTGTCTAGGAATACACCATCAGGTAATCGAACAGAAGTTAGGATTGGGTAGTAAAATGGCATGGCTTCAAATTATTCTGACTCCCATTGAGAATGATCCTACTATTGTTACTGATGTTATGGCTCTTATTGGTAAGGTAGTTAATAAGAATCCTGCTATTGTTGCTCAGGTTGCTACTGCTGTTAAGGCTTCTACGAAGTAAGGTTATGGATAAGATTCCAGCTAATCCAAATTCAATTGAAAATGGAATGACAGATCCACAACCAGAGAAAGGCTCAAAAGGATCAGCTTGGAGAGCACTTGTATCTTGGTTAAAGGGTTGGGTGAAGAAGTAATGGATCCAAGATTGCTTTTAATTGTTGCTGCCTTTGCTGCTACATATTGGGTAGGAGAAGAAGCAGTTAAAGGTATTAAAAAAGTAGATCATAAAGTTTGTCATGTAATTACTTTAGGACATAAGTGTAAATAGTAGGTTTCGTGAGTAAGTAGCTACGGTAAATGCCTGAAAAACCTCTATCCTGGAAACCGACACTAAAGCAGGAGTATTTCCTTGGACTCCCTTTAACAATCAAAGAAGCTCTCTACGGTGGAGCCGCAGGTCCAGGTAAATCTGAAGTATTACTTCTATATCCAATAATCCACCGCTGGCACGAACATCCGAAGTTCAAAGGTGTATTCTTCCGCCGCACTATGCCAGAGTTGAAAACGGAGATAATTCCTCGCTCTAAGGAATTCTTTGACTTACTTGGAGCTAAGTTTAATCAAACTGATTCTGTATGGACTTTTCCTTCTGGTGGATTATACTTCTTTGCTCACGTAGAGCATGAGAAAGATGTTCATAAGTATGATACTACTCAAATTTCCTATGCTGCTTTTGATGAACTTACTTCTTTCCTTGAGTATCAATATCTTTATATTACTTTTGAACGTGTTCGGTCGGCTGCTCCTTGCCAGATTCACCTCCCTAATCCTTGTAATTGTATTTCTCCTGATATACTTCCTGCTATATGTAGGTCCGGTAGTAACCCTGGAAATATAGGACATTCCTGGGTAAAGAAAAGATTTATAGATCCTTCTCCTACTGGAATGGAGATTATTCGTGGTAAGGGAGGAAATAAACGCTTTTTCATTCCTGCTAATGTAGATGATAATATTCATGTTGATCCTTCTTATAAACAATCCCTAGATGCTTTGCCCGAAGCGGAGCGTAGAGCTAAGAAATTCGGTGATTGGTCGGCTTATGAGGGGCAAGTATTTAGTGAGTTTAGGGATATTAAATATCCTGATGAGCCTGATAACGCTATCCATATATGTAAGCCTTTTGATATTCCTTCCTTCTGGCCTCGCATTGCTTCTTGTGATTGGGGTTATGCTCCTCCTGCTGGTACTTATGTTCCTTTTGCAGCTATTTCTCCTACTGAAAGAATATATATTTATAGAGAGTTATTCTGGCAGGAGACTAAAATAGAAACTTGGGGAGCTGAGCTTAAACCTTATTTGGAAAAGGATAAGGTTGAGTCTTGTGTTATTTGTCACTCAGCTAATTTCCACCGCGGAGAGCCTCATACTATTCTAGAACAAGTAGAGGTAGCTACTGGGTTTAGTTTTAGATTAGGTTCTAGGGGCCGCGTAGCAGGTAAAATGCTACTCCATGAATATCTAAGATGGAGAGAAAAGAAGATTCCTGACTCTGAACTTCCAATCTATGATGATGAAAGAGCTAGATGGTTGCTCAGAAATGAGGGATTAGATTCATATAAGAAATATTTGAGCATATTCGAGCCAATCCCAGAGGAAAAGAATATACCTAAAATTCAGATATTCTGGGATGAGGAAACTAAAGAAGGATGCCCACTCTTAATCAATGCTATTAAATCTTGTGTTTATGATAAGACTAATAAAGAAGATGTAGCAGAATTTCCTGGTGATGATCCTTATGATGCTATTCGAGATTTACTTCATTCAGTAGATGCCTTCTTTGAAGAATCTGGTGCTCGTTTTAAGAAAGTACAGGAACAGCAGAAAGTCCTTGATCAACTTCGAGATTCAAATGATCAGACTTCTTTCTATAGGAATATGAGAAGGATTGAATCTGAGAATGTAGTCAAGCCTATCACAAGGAGATTCAGTGGAAGGTCATGGCATCATAGATAGATTCCTAAATTGGATTAGGGATTTAGTTGAGTCTAGACATACGTATAAACTAGAGCTCCACCGCTGCCAGAGCTGTGACTATCTAAGAAGTTTAATAGATCAAGAGAAGGAAGAAAAGAAGAATCTACTAGCTATCATAAAAGATTTTAATACTCCTAAAGTGGTTGAGGTAAGAGAAGAAACAACTCCGCCGCGGCCAGTCCCTACTTCTTCTTATATTCCTTTCAGGGTTCGTAGGCAGCAATTAGAGCAGGCTTCGATGGTAGAGAAAAAGAGACAGGATGAATTGAAATTGCAGAGAGTTGAGGAAAGTAAATCTACTGAGCAATTGGAAGATGAGTTATTAAATGACAAATGATGAACTTATTAAACAATTAGAGTATATAGCAAAATATCCCTATCCTGTATATAAGGTAGATGATAAAGAAATGGTTCCTTTAATGTATGCAGATTATCCACGTAAGGCTGCGCAGACATTGATTGATAATATTAAAAGTTCTGTAGTGGAGAAGTGATTCTCTTGAAAGATCACAAAGAACTCTCCGATACGATTAAGGATAACCTCCTAACAATCATCAAGAACTTTGATGATGAGGATAGGTATGTAAGGGAGCGTCAGCTTAGGCAATGGAAACGTCTCGAATATATGTGGTCTGGATTCTCTCAGATTTGGTGGGATAACGTAGCACATGATTGGAGAGTTTGGGGAGTAGGAGATGAGGCTCAAGGTAATGATGACAACTTCTTCTATGATAAACCCGTTAATGTATTTCGAGCTTACTTGGAATCTATTATTGCTGCTCTCTCTGTAAATGTACCTGCAATCAAATGTAGTCCAGATGACGCACAGGATGATTTGGATATCCAGACATCCAGAGCTGGAGACAAGATAGGCAAACTTATTTATAAGCATAATGATGCTCAACTCTTATTCATCCATGCCCTCTATATTTATTGTACACAAGGAATGATAGCTGCTTATAATTATACTGATTGTAATGAGAAATATGGTACTTATCAAAAGCCTCAGTATGAATCGAGCGAAGAAGTAGAACTTACTAAGTATTGTAAGAATTGTGGAAATGAAATTGGTCCGGCTGATGTTCAGAAATCAAATGAATATTCAGCTATGAAAGAGGCAGAATATGATCCAGATGACGATGACGCTGCTGTTGATTCTCTGTTACAGGATGATGGTGTTCTCTGCCCTAAGTGCCAGCAAAGCTTAGATACTGAAGTAAAAGCTAAGAAGGTTATAGTTACTCGTTTCGTGGGAAGATCCACCGCCCCGAAGTCCCGGCAGAAGATAGAAGTTTATGGTGGTCTATTTGTAAAAGTTCCAGTCTATGCGAAGAATATAAAGAAAACTCCTTACATAGCAAAGCTAGAGGAAGAACACTATACATTTGCTATGGAGGAGTTTCCAGATCTAAAAGATAAAATAGGGCCTAATTCTTCCTCATCTTATGACCCATATGAAAGATGGGCGCGGTTGAATACTCAATACTTAGGAGATTATCCTAATAATACAGTTACTAGAGCAGATTGGTGGCTACGTCCTAGTACTTTCTGTATTATAAGAGATGAGAAAGAAGCTAAGCAATTAAAGAAAGAATTTCCTGATGGTGTTAAAGTTACATTAATTAATGATCAAATTGCATGTGCGGTCAATGAGGATCTTGAAGATCATTGGACCCTTACTGAAAATCCTCTTTCTAGCTATGTTCATTTTGATCCTCTTGGAATGCTACTCACGTCTATCCAAGAGATAACTAATGATATTCTCTCTTTAGTACTTCAGACTATGGAGCATGGAATTGCTCAGACTTTTGCTGATCCTACAATTCTAAACTTTGAACAGTATAGACAAACAGAAGTCCGCCCAGGAGATATATTTCCTACTAAGATCCATACAGGTAAGGCTATAAAGGATGGATTTTATGAAGTCTCTACTGCTACTCTTAGCCCAGAAATTGAACCTTTTTCAACCAGGCTTGAGAGTATGGGACAGTTTGTTTCTGGCGCTTTGCCTTCTGTATTTGGTGGTGATCAGTCTAATTCTAGCAGGACTGCTGCCCAATATGCTATGAGTCGCTCCCAAGCACTTCAGAGACTTCAAACTCCTTGGAAGATGTTAATTACTTGGTGGAAGAATATCTTCTCTAAAGTAATTCCTGCTTATATTAAGAATGTAGAGGAAGATGAACGCTATGTAGAGAGAGATGTTACTGGGAATTATGTTAATATTCTTATTCGCAAAGCAGAATTAGAAGGCCAAATAGGAGATGTGGAAGTTGAGTCAGCAGATCAATTACCTATCTCTTGGGCACAAGAACAAGATATGATTATTAAGTTATTTCAGATGAATATTCCTGAAATAACTCAAGCTCTTACTTCACCTGAGAATGCTTATCTACTGAAAGAAGCATTGGGACTTCCAAACTTCTCCGTTCCAGGTGAAGGAGATAGAAATAAACAATATGATGAGATTCAAATTCTTATCAACGGAGAAACAATGCACGGCCCAGATGGAACAGAGCATTCGTCTGTGGAACCTGAATTACTCGTAGATAATCATATGATTGAAGCTCATATACTTCAGTCTTGGTTAGTAGGTGAAGCTGGTAGGATAGCTAAGATAGATAAGCCTAAAGGTTATAGGAATTGTCTAATTCATCTCCAAGAACATATCCAGATGGGTAGGCAATTAACTCAGAGTAATCAACCGCCGCCGAAGGGTCCGCAGCAACAATCACAGTTAAAGAAACCTACAGGTCAGCCACAAATGCCAAGACCTCAAGTTACAGGAAAACCAAATGGACAAGCCGGCCAGCCAACAGTTGCCTGATGCTACTGGTACTGAATCAGTAGATGATATTATTAAATTCTTCGGGGCGGACGATGACCCGAATGAACCCAATGAAGAAGTAGTCTCTGAATTAATAGCTGCAAATGATCCAGAGACTATTGAGAAGGGTAAGAATAAGAAAGAGGTTGAGGAACCTGAGAAGGAAGAAGTACAGGAACTAAAACTAGATGATGAGGAAATACCAGAAGCAGTACTTCCTCGCCGACAAGTTATTCTAAAGAAGTATCCTGAGCTATTCAAGGACTTCCCGGCAATAGAGAAGGCTATGTATAGAGAGCAAGCCTATACAGAAGTCTTTCCTACAGTTAAGGATGCTAAAGAAGCTGCTGAAGTAGCTCAAGAATATCAGAAATTTGAAGATAAGATCCTAACTGGTGATCTTGAAGATCTTCTAACTTCTGTTAAGAAGAATGATAATGAAGCTTTTGTTAAGATAGTAGATGGAATTCTTCCTACTATTTCTAAGATAGATCATCAAGGTTATCTATATATCCTCGGTAGCGTCCTAGAAAATACTATTTATTCTATGGCTACTGAGGGGAATAACCAAAATAATGATAATCTGAAGTCCGCGGCCAAAGTCCTTCAGATGTTTGTTTTTGGTAACTCGGAGATTAAGAATCCTACTCAGTTAGGGAAGAAGATTAAAGCTCTAGCTAGACCAGAGAATGATTCTATAGCACAAGAAAAAGCTGCCTTCTTTCAAGAGAAGCTTGATAATGCTAAGACTACTATTTCTGGTCGTACAGAGAATCTTCTTAGGTCTGCCGTAACTAAGATTATTGATCCTAAAGATTCTATGAATGCTTATACTAAGAAAACTGCTATTAATGATGTTATCTCCCTAATTGAATCCAATATAGATGCAGACTCAAGATTCAAGTCTACAATAGATCGTCTATGGGAGAAGGCATCTAATAGTGATTTCTCTGAAAGTTCACTACTTGATATTCGTAATACTTATCTTGCTAGAGCTAAGACAATTCTTCGCCAGAGTGTTGATAAGGTAAGAGGCGATGCCTTGAAAGGTCTTAGTTCTAGGAGAGATAAGAGAGAAGAAGTAGAAGAAGAAAGAGAAGTTAGGTCGCCTAGGAGAGAGAAAGAAAAAGAGGAACAGCGGCCTAAAAAGAGAATGAGTACACTTGAATTTCTAAGCCAAGATTAGAGGTTATTATATGGCACTTGTAGAGAGTCAGGTCACGGGACTAGAACTCGAAAGAGTTATTCCCAAGGTTCGGACTCTTTTTGAAAGAGAAGATAAGTTTTATTCATCTATCGAAAAGAGACAGGTAGAGAAGATTTCTAATCGTCAGATGAGAGTTCCACTTGAATTGCGTCCTGGTGGTTCATTCTCATACTTTACTGCTGATGGTGGTGATCTTGGTAGAGGTGGTGGTCCTACTTTTGATAAGGCAGTTCTTACTGCTGTATTCATGGCAGAAGCTATTGAATACACGAAGCTAAGTCAGTGGGCCACTGATGATGAAAGGAAAGCAGTAGTTTCTTCTGTTAGGAGACTTACTGCTACTGCACTAGATGAAATTCGCCGACAAATCGACGCTCAGATGCAGCAGAATGGTTCTGGTCAGATTGGAACTATTACTTCTGTAGCAACAGCGGCGGGAGTTGATACTTATACTTGTACTACTGATGGCTTCGGTGTGAAGCTAATGCGCTTCGGCCAGACCATTCAGGTATTTGATACTACCGGAGTTACACTTAGGGGTTCTGGCGTTATTACTACTTATGATCTTGTTAATAAAAAGGTATCTGTCACACCATCCATCGCAGGTGCGATAGCTACTGATATCATTGTTACTAATGGTATCTCAGCTCCTTCTAGTCTACAAGGTCTATATGGAGTTCCTTACCATCATTCTAATGCTACTACTGGTACTTGGCTTGGATTTACTAGATCAACTACACCGGAAATAGTAGCTACTGGAGTTAATGCTAATTCTGCTGCATTGACACTTCCTCTTGCTCGTCTATCTATCAATGCTATTGGGAATAGGATTGGAATGGATGAATCCTTTTCTCCTGTAGCATGGATGCACCCCTGTCAGGCTCAGGCTTATGAATCTATTGGTCAGCTTGTGACTATGATTCATAAGCAACCTAAAGATGAATCATTGAATCTTTATTTTGGTTCTGGCTTTGGTAGTGAAGGTATGCAAATGGCTGGTGCTCCAGTCAGAACTACTTTCATGTGGGATAAGACAAGGATTGATTTTGTTATTAAAGAAGTCTGGGGCCGCGCGGAGATTCTTCCTATTGGCTTCTATCAGACTGATGGAAGAAAGACATTTGAGATCAGGAGTGCGAGCGGTGGTGTAGCTACTGCTGATATCTTCTATATGGTAGTTGGTATGCAGACGTTCATCTCGAATCCACCTGCGTGCTCTTTCATTTACACTTTACAGGTACCCTCTGGGTATTAAGGAGGAAATATGAGTGATCTATATGCCCAGAACTTCTCTAGCTTTCAGACTAATCAGCAGCCGCTCCCACCGACTATTGCATCTGCTGCTACTATTGCTCCTATTACACGTTTGACTTTTATTACTGGTACTACTCAAGTAGCTACTATTACTCCACCTATGACTGGGCATCATGAATTGGTGCTTATTTTTACTAATGGTTCTCCTGGTGCTTTGCTTACATCTGGAAATATTAAAACTGCTTTGCAGCCTATTCAGAATCTTCCTATTGTTCTTCAATGGGATCCAGTTACAGCTTTGTACTGGGGTTGTGCTGGTACTTTGACATAAAGGGATTAGAGGTGAGTAGGTTGTTGTTTATATGTAGTGTGGTGTATAAATAGCTAGGGCACTTACTCACCTCTAATATATCATGAGAGATAAAGAAAGACATAAAGATCAAAATAGGTCATGGTATTATAAAATAAGAGCTAGAGGAATATGCTATCTTTGTAAAAAACCAATAGCTGATGATATTCCAACTTTAGCACATCCTGAATGTAATAAGAAACAAAATGGAAAGCATAGAAACACTTAACAAACGTCTCATAGAGTACTGGGGATATGGTAATGGAGATTCTCCTAACTTCCGTATAGTATTCTCTGATGATCAGCTAGAGAAACAGTATGGAACTAGATCTAGATTTACTTCAAATGGAGTTTTATTAGGAACTGATACAAGTGTAGCTGAAGTTCCTAAGTATTCATGGATTATAGGAAAGTATCTTCTAGAGCAGCTTCAAGAAGTTCCACTTATTAATAAACGAGAATTGCTAGATAGAAAGTTATCATATGAACCGCGGTGGACTTTTGAGAATGCTCAAGGGAATCCACTTCCTCCTAAGTGGGAAGTTTGTGAGTTAGTTATTCTTTCTATAATGAAGAATAGAGGGCCTAAGCATTTTGCGAAATATACAGAAGGTGATCCAGTCCAAGAGAGATTAGAAAGAGTAATGAAGATAGAAGATGAGTTATATGGGAATGAGAGTAATCTAGGGGATGCTCTTGCCCATAAGCAGGGAGTGGCACTAAATAATAGAGATATGGAGTTACCACGTGTTGACAAATCCACTCGATAAAGCGACTATGATTAGTATCGTGCCTTTCGATGTCCCGATGGTCTTTCCTACTATTACACCAGGTAAGTTTCTAATTCCCGCCGCGGCGGATGATGACTTTAATATATTAGTCCTTGGTCCTTCCTTCTGGTATCAGGACATGGGAGAGGATAGGCCAGCTATTAGAGTGGCTGAATCATCTATTCAAGTAGCTACTTCCTTTGTAAATGATTTCTGTAATAGTCAATTAGGTATGAGTGAAGATGCTAAGCCAGGACTTATGTTTGTTCCTGGTGCTAAGACTAAGCATGAGATTAGAGGTGATAAGGGACTAGCAAAGGATCTCTTAGATTTAGATACTAAACAAAAGAAGTGGTTTAAGAGTCTAGTAGAGATTGCTGATATCCTATGGATTAATACTAATGGACAGCCAGCAGCTATAAGCGCAACTGCTCGACTAGCTGCTCAGAAGCTAAATCTTAATCATAAGGAATGGCTTAAGGATACTCATACAGTTGACTTAGTACGCTGTCCAGCGTGTGGAACCTTAAAAGATCCTCAGTTCCCCGTCTGTACGGCCTGTCACACCATAGTTGACCCAGTAAAATATGGTCAGATGGGACTAGTTTCCATGAGTGAAAAGAGTCAAGTAAGTAATACCCTTCAGCAATTGGTGAAGTAAATGCCTGCCTCTATTCTAGCATCAGTAGTTCTAGCTCGTTCTGCTGTAATGCTAAATGACCCTACTCAGGCTAGATTTACTAATACTGTTCTACTCCCTTATCTTCAAATAGCCTTTGATGACTTGATGCTAGAGTTTCAGGAAAATAATGTGGAAGTAACTAATGAGACTTCTGCAGTTATTACTATTCCTATTAATGCCACTCCTGGTACTCCTGTAGTACTTACTCAAACTTCATCTCCTGCATATCCTGCTGATCTTATAGATATCCAAAAGATATCTGAGAGGTTATCAGGTACTACTAATGACTTCCTGCCTATGACTAATAAGGAATTTCTACCTGAGACTTCAGTTCTTACTAATGAACTTTCATGGTATACTTGGTCACAGCAGCAGTTGTCCTTTATAGGTGCTCTAACTGTAAGAGATATACTAATTAACTATGTAGGATATTCTCTTATAAGTCCAGTAGCAGCTAATACACCAATTACTTTATTTCAATCTATCGTTTACTTAGCTCCTAGGACTGCTGCTTATGCTGCTGATCTTATAGGTAATAATCCTACTAGAGCAGCTTCGTGTGCGGCAGCAGCTCAGAGAGCATTAGATAGTTTACTTTCTATTTCTGCTAAAGGTAAGCAGAATATTGCAACTAGAAGGCGTCCATTCCGCGCAGGTTATAAGAATAGAGGTATAGCTTAATCCTGTTAGGTAATTCCTAATGTCCGAAAGGATGGGAGAGTTAAGATGATTCAAAATCCGAACATGTGGGCTGCTCTAAGAGACAACGTTGTTAATGGAGTTTTTTCGGTTAACGGTGTAGGATCTCCTGTGAGTGGTACTTTTGCTTCTTCTGGTTATGGAGTCTGTGGATTTGGTTCTCTTTATACTGATACTACTAATGGAAATGTTTTTATCAATGAAGGAACTACTACAAATACATATTGGACTCCAATCTCATATGATCAGCGTGGTCTAATGGGATGGTATACGGATTTTAGGGATGGTATTGGTAAAGCATTAGCTGATACAGCTGCTACTGTTACTCTAGCTGGTAATGGTCTTAGAGTATTTGGTTCTGAGGTTGTAGCTACCGACTCTGGATTAGTTATTACTATGGGTAAGGCAGGTTCGGTCGGTTCACTTTCATCCTCTGCTACTTCTACTTTTGGTGTAGCTCTTGGATTTGGTCTTGGTGGTGCTCCTACTTCTCTATTTGAACCCGATACAAATGCTACATTTGTAATGGATTGCTGGACTGCTCAGCATACAGCGGTAACCGCGCGGCAATGTTTCATTGGTTTCTGTTCTGCTCTTATAGATGCTATGATTGCTCCCGCTTCTGGAGCTACTACAGTTATAAGTCTAACTGCAACCCGTGGAGCAGATTGTGTAGGATTCTATGCAAGTTCAGCTCTTACAGATGCTTTTGTAAATTGGTTTGGTATTAGTGATGCTGCTGCGGCTACTGCTACATTATCTACTGCTACTACTGCTGCTCTAACAGTTCCTACTCTAGTCTCGGCGGTTGAAGTCTATCAGAGATTTAGGGTAGAGGTAGATGCTAATGGTGGTTCTCGCCTTTTCATTAATAAACTTCTAGTTAAAACTTTCCCAGCAGCTACTAATACAGTTACTACTGCTCTTTCACCTGTTATTGTTCTTGCTGGAACTACTACTACTGTGGCTACTATGTTGGTTAAGCAATTTGGAGCCTGGGGAGTTAGAGTATGAGGACTAAAAAAGAAGCTATGCAGAAGATAGTAGATGCCGCGGCGGGTAGAGAAGAATCCCTTATCCCAATGGGAGATCCTTATTGGGATGTTAGGAATGAAGTTATTGCTGCTCTCCCTAATCTTCCAGTGGAAGTAGAGACTGAGAAGTTAGTTGAGAAAGTAGAAGAAGATCAAACTCCTAAGGAAGTAGAATACAAACCTATTATTCAAGATGCTAAACCTCCTGCATCTACTCACTCAGAACCACGAGACCCACTTCTCTCTAGACTAATCCACTAAAATGCGCGACCATACAGGAGATACCATCGGTTCGTTTAATGGATTATGGGCTAGAGGTAAATCTATAGATACCTGTCCAAGAGATCATTTTACTGATGGTCTTAATTTTGAATGTTTAGAACAAGGAGTAAAGTCTAGATGGGGATTCGATACACTTGTCACTACATCTTCAGTAATGAGAATGTATGTCTATAAGTTATATGGACAAGCTGATCGAATCCTCTTTCTAGATAATAATGGTTCTATATGGGATAGTACTAATCTTGTTTCTCCTATTCTTACTATCAACGGAATGCTAGATTTTGCATTTGAGAATATAAATGGATTTGCTTATATTTCTCCCTCTGATGGATTTGTAGGGATGGCAGGTCAGAGTTTATATGTATATATAGGCTCTGGTACTGCTCGCTTGGCGGCAGGAGTAGCTCCTGTTGGTTCTGCATTAGTAGCAGCTAATTCAGCTACTTCTGGTAATTATGCAGCTGGATTACATATATTCTCGGTAGCTTATGAAACAAATACAGGATTTATTACTCCTCCTGGTCCTGCTGTGTTCGCTCAGTTGGTAAGCACAGGAGGTCTATCAGTTGATTTATCTAATATCCCTACTGGTGGTTCTGATATAGTTGCTAGAAGAATTCTATCTACTCAATTAGTAACTAATTATAATGGAGATCAGCAAGGGTATGAATTCTTCTTTGTTCCTAATGGGAGAATCCCAGATAATACTTCTACGACCTTTACCATTTCAGCATTTGATGCAGATCTATTCACATCTGCAGACTATCTGTTTGATTTGTTTCCTCTCATACCTGCTGGGAACCATATTTCAGTCTACAGTAACCGGCTGTGTATGGGCGGTGAGAATGCTAATCCATCGGTAGAAAGAATATCTCAAGCAGGTCAGCCAGAGGCAATAAATCAAGCTAGTGGATTACTTCAAATTGACTCGGCTAATGCTTCCTCAGCAGTAACTAACTGTCAGGCTTACCGAGGTATTCTATATATTGCTAAGAGGAATAGGTTCTACGCAGCTAACGACAATGGAGGTGATCCTGCTACTTGGCAAGTTCTTCCTTTAGATCAAGGTCATGGAGCTGACTTACATACTATAGCTACTGTTCTTGATACAGGTGGAGTTAACATAGATATAGTTTTAGTAGGAAATGTATCAGGACTATGGATATTTAATGGAACTCTAAACTTTCCTGCTCTATCTTGGAAAATAGATGATATATGGAAAAGAATTAATAAGAAGTATTTCCATCTAGTTCATATAGTATTAGATACTACTGCAAGTAGAGTCTACTGTACCATACCCCTTGATTCAGCTATAGCTCCATCTCATATTCTCGTAATGGATTATGAGACTTCTCCTTCTATGGATTATACTTTAGTTAGGTGGCTACTATGGACTTTACCTGTAGTTCCTACTACCGTGGCGGTAGAGACAGTTACTTCTACTCAGATACCTCAACTTCTAGTTGGTTCTAGTGCAGGAAATATTTATAATCAAGATCTTACAGCGTTAAATGATTTTGGCAATCTTATTCCTACTCCTTTTATACAAACAGCTTTAATGCCATGTCCTATTGCTAATGCTCTTTCAGGTTTAACAGAGAATTCAGATGGGACTATACTACACTTTGGTAGTGTTAGGCTTAGGGTATATGGTTCTGGTACTCTTTATGGGACTATGTATTCTTATGATGGAGCTACCTCTGATGTGCTTGCTCCTTATACACTGAGTTCAGTACCAGGGGTTGAGAAGAATCTTATTTCTTTCATGACTGGAGAGAGATCATATTTAAATCTATCTCTTAATAATGTGAATGATTGGTTTAAGATTAATAAGATTAGGTTCTTTACTAATAAACTTTGGGAAGAGGTACCGGGCTAGTGGCCTCAACTCAAACTGCTCAATTGCTCAATGATTTGAATAATTCTGGCCTCCAAACCAGTAATCCTCCAGTCTATAATGCTATATTAGGGCTGATTCAAACAGTAGATGGACTATCCACAGACCTTCAAACTCAGATTAACCTATTAGCTCCCGGCGGAGTGGGGGTTATTCCTAATAATGTTACTGGATTTATAGTACTTTTTACTTCAACCAATGTAATTTTATCCTGGATTCCTCAAGGTGCTGGATTTTCTTATGAAATTAGAGTTGGATCAGTATGGGAAACTTCTAATTATGTAACAACTACTATAGCTTCTTCTGTTCCACTTAATCCACTTCTCGTAGGGACTTATACTTATCTTATTAAAGTTGTTGGACCTACAGGTAATTTTTCTACTAAAGCTACTCCAGTTACTTTTACTATTCCTGCTCTTGGTCCTATAACTTTAGCTGCTGTTAATCTATCTAATAATATATTATTTAACTGGAATGCTCCTACATCTACTTTTACTATTGATCATTATATATTTACTAGAAATGGAGTATCTATAGGTACTGTAAATTCTACTTTCTTTGTGTATAATGAATTAGTAGCTGGGACTTATACATATACAGTACAGGCAGTAGATATTGCAGGTAATACTAGTGCTATTACATCAGGTTCTACTATTACAGTGAATGTATTATCTCCGCCTGGCTTCACAGCCGCGGGGACTTTAAGTGATACTCTATTTGATGGTACTAAATTTAATACTGTCCTTGAACCTAACTCGCCTAGATTACTAGCTAATGTACTTACTTGCTAAGGAAAAGATATGATTAGAAGTAATAGAAGTAGAGAAGGGTATTTAATGATAGATAACCGAGGAGGTCCAGGTACTACTAAAGATTTTGTTAGACCTTCTGGTAATATATGTCCAGCAGTAGGAGAAGGTAAGTTATTTGAGAGTGCTACTAAAGTATGTGGTCATTGTAGTCAGATGATTCTTCTAAATCCAGATAGGAAAAGAGAACGTCACTATTGTCCTAATTGTGATGATTTTATTTGTGATGTATGTGCCGAAATAAGAAAGAATACTCTTGAATGTGGAATGATGAAGAAAGCTTATCTTGAAAAACAAGAATCAGAGGCTATTAAACTTAACTTAAGTGAGGTATAACATGGCAGCATGGTCTTTCAAATGGGCTACTTGGACTCCTGTTGCAGTAGCAGATGCTACTAACTATACTGATAATGGTTATATGGGATTAATGGGAGGTTCTACTACCCAAATGGGTAGAATTTTAGAGATTTATATGGGAGGACAGAATGCTGCCTCTGCTGTAATGGAAATGATCTTTTCTAGAGATTCTACTGTACAAGCAACACCTACTGCTTTAACTACAGGTCAATCTCTTGCTGCATTTCATCCTTCTACTGCTGCATTAGGGGCACCTCCTGTTGCTTTTACTGCTTCTACAACTAAACCACAGAGGTCTGCTACTTTAGGTTTACTTAATCTAAGCTTCAATGCCTTTGGTTCTGTAGTTAAATGGTATACAGGACAGGAAGAATATATGGCTTATCTTGGTAATACTGCTTCTATAGGAGAAATGAGTTTATCAGGATATACTGGAACAGCTGTAGGTGCTTCAATAGGTGCTCATATTATCTTTGAACCATTTTAAATGGCTATAGCCTTCGACGCTGCGACTGACTTAGGAAGTAACGGGGGAAGTACTAATTCCCTTACTCATGCACACGTGTGTACTGGAAGTAATCTTGTACTTATTGTAAATTTTGTTGGTGATAATATACCAGGAAATGATGATATAACTGGGGTAACTTATAATGGAGTCAGTATGACTCTTATTGATAAAGTTACTACTCTTAGTGATAGATATAATTATGTATATATTTTAGTAGGACCTTCTACTGGAAGTAATAATGTTGTAATTAACTGTACTAATAATCATTATCTTGTTGGAGAAGCCGCATCATATACTGGATGTGCTCAAACAGGACAACCAGATTCACATAATAAATCTACTGGTACTCCAACAGCTAATGTTGATTTACCTACTGTATTAACTTCTACAGTAGCAGATAATTGTTGGGTTATATTAGGAGTTTGGGAGTATAATGGACTTTCTGCTGGAACTGGAACAACTGTTAGAATTATAGAATCTACATTTAATGGTGGTGGAATTTTTGATTCTAATGGGGTAGTTACTCCTCCAGGAACTAAAACATTAAATACGAAGGTATCTAATCCAGCAAATAGTGGAAGAATAATATTTTCTATTGCTCCATTTATTGTATCTGGAAATAATCCATTTTTTACTACTGAATTTGATACTCCTAGATTGAAGTTATCTTCTAAAGATGCTAATTATTTATCTTCTCTACCTGATAGTTTAGTAGGACACGATATCTTTTTCGGTAGTGGAAGTCCACAGACTTATATAGATACTCCGCCGCGGAGGAAGAATTTACCTCCGCCGGATTGGATATATCAAGGATTACTTACTTATGGAAAAGATCAATTCTTTACTATAGGTGGCCCTCAGTATGACTATCCTAATCCAAATAGAAAGAGAAATCTTCCAGATTTACTCTCTCATTCTGATACTAAGATAAATTTTCTTGGAAAGGATACATTCTTTGGTCCTCCGGGTATGGGACCAAATTATGATTATCCTAATCCTAATAGAAGAACTAATCTTCAGGATTTATTAAAATATGAAAAAATAATATTTCCTTCTTTAGTCCTAACCTTTTCTAACTGTTCTTGGGCAGGTCATTTTATAAGGAATAGTTGGGGTTCCCCAGCTGATCAAGTAAATGCTGGATATCCTATATATATTCAGCCTTCTGAATTAAGTGGATCTTATTCTAAAATACTTGATTTTGGTACTTCTGCTATTAATATTATAATTAATCTTACTTATTCGACTAATGTTATAGTTCCTGGTATTACTTTAGCATTTCAGATTGCTTGGTCTAATGATAATATAACTTATACTAATTTACCTGCTGGGACTTCTGGATTTATAACATCTAATTTCCGTTATATCAAAGTAACTATTACCTTTACTGCATCTACTCGCCAGGCACTAACTGAACTTACTAATTTAACTGTTAATTTATCAGTTCAACAGATAATGGATAGTGGTACTGTTTCTGCTCTTGCATCAGATTCAGGTGGTACTTTAGTTACTATGACTAGAACTTTCTTAGCTCCTCCAGTTATTACTTTTACTCCTATTTCAGTACAACCAATTTATGCTGTAGCTACTAATGTTACTGATACTACATTTAACGTATTAATCTTTGATAGTAGTGGTAATAGAATTAGTGAAACTATAGGTTGGCACGCTCGTGGGATTGCTCTTTAGATGGCTAATAAGTTCATCCGCTATAATCCATCTGGATCTAATTACTTTGAGTATGATTCATCAGTAGCTCAGGATGGAAGTGGTCCTTGGTTATTGCTACCTATAGATGCTTCTCAGATTACTGCTAGTCAATTAGCACTAGCTCGTGGCGGAACTAAATCAGATTTATCTGCTACAGGTGGAACTAGTCAAGTATTAAAACAAGTATCTACTGGAGCACCAGTTACAGTAGGTCAGTTAGCTTCTAGTGATTTAAGTGATGGACCTTTTACTACATTTACTCCTACTTATGGAACTTGGACTCCAGTAATAGGTAGTGATGCTGGACAAAGTGGACAAACTTATTCTGTACAAATCGGTCAATACTTTAAGTTAGGAAGATTAGTTATTGCGAATTTCGTAGCTACTTTGTCAGCTAAAGGAACAATAAGTGCTGGTACAGCAAATATTCAAGGTTTACCATTTACATCCCAATCCACCGCAGGCTTCTTTCAAGCTGGGACGGTATGTGAATTCGAGAATTTGGTGAGTAATTGGGCGAGTTTAAGTATTAGAGTTCAGCCTAATACAACCTTTGCCTATCTGGTAGATGTCGCAGCGGGTGGAAGTTCAAGTAGTGGGTTCCCGAACGCTACGGAAATCACTAACACTACCCGCATTATCGGGTCGATGAGCTATCTTACCCCATAGGAGAACTTATGCCAGGAATGATAGTCACAGCAACTCAATTAAATCAACTTTGTGGTAATGTATCACTTAATATTCTCACTGGATATGTAACTGCTACATATATTAATAATTGGCTACTTGCTAATCCAGTAGTAGGTGGAGTAGACCCATTAGTAACTATAGGAATGTCTGCTTCAGATGCAGTAACTATTAGAGCAGCAATGGCTGATTTGGCATTCCAGAAAGTTTCAGCTTTTGACTCTAGCCAAAATGTAAAAGCTCTCTATGGATTAGGTGTATAGATGGCTGATTGGTCCCATCCAGTTCTGACAGATCTATATACTGATGTTTTAACTACCTATTTGAATGGTAGACTAAATGATTGTGGAACTCTATTTAATACAGCTCCATCTAATCAACCAGATCATGTAATTCGATTCCTTCGATCTCCTGGATTATTTCAAGAATGGTTAAGTGCTACTTGGAATCCACTTCTATTAGATGTAACTGGTGGTGGGACTGGAGCTTCTACTGCTTCTGGAGCTAGAACTAATTTAGGATTGGGTACAATGTCTACTCAATCTGCCGCCGCGGTTGCTATAACTGGTGGTACTGAGTCTGGGGTAACTATAGATAATACTAATAATATTGATGCAGGGGCAATTACATCAGGAACAGTGGCCACGGCTAGATTACCTACTGCATTCCAATCTGGAATGATGGTAATGTATGGTGGTGCTGCTGCTCCTTCTGGTTGGGTTCTATGTGATGGTTCTGCTATATCACGAACTACTTTCTCTATTCTATTTGGTGTAATTGGAACTGCCTATGGAATAGGTGATGGTTCTACTACATTTAATGTTCCTGATTTAAGGCAGAAGTTTCCATTAGGTACTGCTACCTCAGGTACTGGAAGTACATTAGGTGGAAGTGGTGGTTCTATAGATCATACTCATACCTCTGCTGCGCATACACATACAAGTGCAGCTCACGTACATGGAACAAGTGTTATAACGGTTCCTCATAGCCATACTATATCAGGTACTCATACACATGGAGTATCTATAAATGTTAATAGTGGAGTTGAGAGTTTTGATTCTGCTACAGGTATTCTGGGTGGTGGTCTGAATGTTGCTGGTATTAACCATGTTCATCTAGTATCAGTAGTAGGTACTACTGCTGCATCTTCTCCAGGTTCTACTGATTCAGCTTCCCCAGGACTATCAGGTTCTACTGATTCCACTACTCCAGGTTCTACTGGTTCTACTACTCCAGGAGTAACAGGTACAAATAATCCTCCTTTCTGCGTAGTAAACTATATTATTAAGACATAGGTATGAGAATGGACTTTTCATCAATATCATCATATGAGATAGTAGCTCTTACCATCTACGGTGAAGGTAGAGGTGAGCCAATAGAAGGTCAGATTGCTATTGGATGTATTATTAGGAACAGAGTACATGAAGCCACTATTAGTAAAGGTTATAAAGATATATGTCTAGCCCCACTTCAATTTTCCTGTTGGAATGAGAATGATCCTAATAGGAAGTTACTTGAGTCTATAGTAACTAAGATGCAAGGTGGATTTTTATCTACTGATAATACTACTGATCCTGTTCTCCGTCAATGTATTTATGTATCTAAAGGTATAGTAGATTGGGATATTATGAGTAATATAGGATCATCTACTAATTATATGACTAAGCAGCTATATAATGCTAATCCACCCGTCTGGGCAAGGGAATTAAAGGTATCCTCAACTATTGGGAAGCATGTATTTCTAGTATGAATATACGTCACCTGGTCGAGAAGGACGAAATTCAACTTATACGGATACATGAGAACTTTAGGGAAGAATTCCCTTTAACTGATCTTACTAATCAACCTAATTACTTAGGTAAGATAGTTATAGTAGATGATAATGATAAAATAATAGTAGCTGGTGGAGTTCGCTCCATAGCTGAAATAGTAGCAGTTAGCAATAAGTCAGTACATATTCGGGAGCGGCGTGAGGCATATCTTAAATTCTTACTTACTTGTGAGTTTCTATCTAAAACAGTCTATGATCAGCTTCATATATCTATAATAGATCCTATATGGGAAGAACATCTACTCAAGTATGGCTTCCGAAGAACTAAAGGTAATATGATGTATAGGAATATAGAGAGGTAGTTGTTATGTATACTCCGTTTAATCATAAACTTTTAAGTTTAGTTTTACTGCCTCTCCAAGCAAAAGGGGACCATGATGCTGTAATGAATAATATTAACACACAACAATCTGCAGCTAATACACAAAATCAGCAGATTGCAAATACAGCTAATCAGCAAGTAGCTAATGCAGGAACGCAAGATACTAGCCTGATGAATCAAGTTACTTCTAATGCCACTAATATGGGTTCTCAGGGCTATATTGATAGCCTATTTAATTCCGTCGGCGGAGTAGGTGGAGTTAGTGGTGGTATTGATCAAAGCACGATAGACCAGATGGGAGCAGTTCCTTATGCTGGTTATCAAACTATGAGTCAAGGTTTAACTCCACAATTTACTAATGCAATAAATCCTACTATTCAAACATTAGCTACGGGTGGTGTTGACTCTGCCGCGCAGCAGAATTATTTAGGAGATGGAACCTATCAGAATTTTGCTACTACTGGTGGAATGACTGATCAACAGCAGCAACAGTATCTTGCTCAGTCTCTATCTCCTTTATATGCTACTTATGCTAATGCTCAGAATAGTCTAGACCAATCTAGAGCATTAGCTGGTGGTAATATGGCTAATTATGGCGCGGTACAGTCTCAAATGGCTAGACAGCTAGGGACTACCGCGGCGCAACAATCTACTAATGCACAGTCTGGATTAAACCAACAATTAGCTGCTAATAAGTTAGCAGGTGCTCAAGGGTTAACTCAAGGTCAGGCTGCTTTATCATCTCAACAGAGTCAGAATGAACAAGCATCAGTTAGTGCTCAGATACAAGTACAGCAACTAAATGCTCAAATGCAAGCTGCTGGACTTGCTGGAATGACTCAAATTGAACAAGATAAACTACAAGCTGAATTACAGAATGCTCAAATTAATGAGCAAGCTAGTTATATGAATGATCAGGTTAAATTGCAGAGTATTGGACTGCAAGCAGGTATTCAGTCTAATGCTAATCAGCAGTTACTTGGTGCCTATAGTGCAACTCCGGGTGCTCTAGCACAATCTGAGAATTATCAGTTGCAGAATCAAGGACAGAATAATCAAGCTAATCTAGGGTATATAAATGCACAGATTGGGGCTTCTCAGATTCCTGGTAATTTCCAGTCTGCTTTAGGTAATATTGGAAGCTTAATTGGATTGGGGAGTAACGCAGTAGGCGCTACACAAGGAGCTTTAGGTAATAATCAAGCTAATGCTAGTGGTGGAGGTGGAGGAATACCTCCAGGTGAAGTAGGTTATCCAGGTACTACTCCTACTAGTCCTGGAGTTGATCCTAGTAATCCCACCCCAGTTACAGGAGCACAGGTTATAGATCCTAATACTGGATTACCTTATGGTGACTCAGGTACGGGTAGTGGTGGTAATAATGCTGTAGGTGGTGGTGGAGGTAGTACCGATTACTCTAATCAATCTGGTAATACATTACCATATCAATATAATCCCTACGCTAATACCAATAATATTTATCCTCAAATGGGATAAGGTGATATATGTATCCTCCAATGGATAATCTAGCATCTCTAAGATTACATAATCTTTTTATGCCGCAGGGAGTAGGTGATCCTCCGCCGGAGTCTAATCCTAATGGTAATCCATTACCTCCGCCGCAACCTGCTCCTAATCCTACTCCACAAGATAGTGGAACTTTAACTGATCAACCTTATGATGTTCAGCAAAGGATGAAACAGTTATATACTCCTTCTACTTCTGCTCAGACTGCTTACTCTGATGCAGCTAAGAATATTCCAAGTGTTAATACCCCAAGTAGAATGAGAAGAATAGGAGCTATGATAGCTGGATTGAATGCTCCTAATGGTGGAGCTGCTTATGATACTGCTTCTAGAATAGTAAATGATCCTAATACTCAGGCTATGAATAGATATAGGCAGCAAGTATCTGCTTTGCAGCCTGCTGCGGCTCAAGAGCAATCTCAGAATAAGATAGATCAACAAGAAGCATTTAAGGTTATAGCTGATGAACAGGTTGCTAAGAAGGAAGCTGATCTAAAAGCTAATAATATACTAAAAGATAAGCAAGCAGAAGAAAAAATACAGATAGCAGCTAATAGAGCAGCAGCTTATACATTTCATCAAAATAATCCTATATGGAAAGCATCTATTACTCCAGACGGAGAATTAGTATATACTAATCCTCAAGATCCAACAGCTAAACCAGTTTATACTAGTGTTAATACTTATCATGATGTAGGTGACTTAGAAAAACTTAATCTTGGATTACAAGCTGCACAGGCTAGAGTTAATACTCAACAAGCAGGAGCTAATCAAAGGAATCAAGTTACTATAGCTGGTGCTGCTGCTAGAACTGATGCTCAACAAATAGGAGCTAATACTAGAGCTGCTGGTGCTCAATCTGGTGCTACTGATAGAACTAATATAAGGGAACAAGGAGCCACCGATAGAAGGAATACTCCACCGCCGACGAAAACTGTTACAACTACTATTTCTCCTGATAAGCAGAGTAAGACAGTTACTACTGGGACTGCAAGGACTACTGATGTTGATTTGAGTAAAGGTAAGAATACTACTCCTGCTCCTGTAGATACTGGAACGGTCCAAATGAAGCATCCCGTAACAGGTAAAGTAGGACCTGTTAAGAAAGAAAATGTAGAAGCTGCTAAGAAAGCTGGTTATACAATTGTATCGGATGGTCAATAATGGAAATAACTAAAGAAGAGTATTTAGCTTGGGCTGCTGGTATATTTGAAGGTGAAGGTTCAACTAATAGATATAATCCAATAACAGTAGCTCAGAAAGATCCTTGGATATTATATAAACTAAAAGAATTATATGGTGGTTCTATAACTTATTATAATGATAAAAATATATTTGTATGGTATTTAGGTAGTGAAGAAGGTAGAAATCTTCTAAGATCTATGATACCTTATTTATCTCCTAGAAGATTACAACAAATAGAAAATAATAATGTCCTTAAAACTTTATATGAAATGAAAACACATTGTAAGAATGGACATGAGTTTATAGAGTCTAATACTGTATTTGCTTCTAATGGAGCTAGACAATGTAGAATTTGTATTAATTCATGGCATCGCGAACATCGTAAAAAACTAAAGTTGGTGAGAGATGCTTCCTAGAGAAATGAAAGCTGGAAGATATAAAGATAAACCTTTAGCTACTGGAAAAGTAGCTAGTTTTATCCAGCGAAATTATCATCACTTTAATTCTGCAGTAGTTAAAGATTCTATAGAAGCCTATATTAAATTATTAAACTCTGGTGGTAAGATGTTCCTCTCCTTAGCAGGTGCAATGAGTACTGCTCAGTTGGGGATTTCTTTAGCTGAAATGATTAGACAAGATAAGATTCATGGAATATCGACAACGGGCGCCAATCTTGAAGAGGATGTATTTAATTTAGTTGCTCATGATTCATATATAACTATAAGCAATTATCGTAATATTACTCCAGAAGATGAAAAAGAATTAGCAAAGAAGAAGATTAATCGAGTTACTGATGTTGGAATACCAGAATCAGTAGCAATGTCTCCTATAGAAGATGCCATTATATCTAGTTGGGAACAAGCTAGAGATAATGATGATAGAATGTTCCCGCACGAGTTTTTATATCAAATATTATTAAACGGAGACTTAAAAGATAATTATCAAATAGATCCCAAAGATTCCTGGGTATTAGCTGCTGCTGAAAAAGATTTGCCTATTTATACCCC